AATGGTATTGCACAAGCTGCAAGCATTGCACGTTTCAATAACATGGATCGTGCCTTTGCTATTGCACCTACTGCTTCGTGCAGCTATCGCTACAAAGACCCGGATGGTTACACTGCCACCCCGGAAATTGCACCTCCCATTGCCCGCCAGGTGGACCGTGACAGCGGTACCTTTGGCGTCCAGAGCTACGATTACGGTCAAGTTGAGATCGCATCGGAAGTTGGCTGGGATGCTTATATGAGTGTTGCTAACGGCATTATGAAGATGCTGGACGGCACGGGACTTCTTCATGGTTACAGCTTCAATAGTTGGTCCGATGTGATCACCTATGACGAAGCGTTTATCGAAGAGTGGCTGGCATCTGACCAGACCTCCCTTTATTATTCGCTTCAGGTAATGGGTGACACACAGGACAAGACCAGCGCGTACGCCGCATTGGACGAGTCGGAAGTGGACGATTACCTGGAGTCACTTCTAAACGACCCTGCTCCTGATTGTAATTGCGGCGAATGAACCCTTATCAAAAACTTTTAGATCGTAAACGTACTTGGACACCTGTCCAAACCACCGCTGGTAAAGTTGTAGAGGGTGCGGAAGAGGCTATCTTCCGTGCCTTGGCTATCCGCCACATGGAGCTTCCAGTCGGTGACTTTATCACTGATGCACTAGACAATGATGTACCAACGCTGGCGCGGAAAGTCCTTTTGTCCAACGTCAAAGACGAAGAGAACCACGACCTTGCATTGGGTTACATTGCCAACGCCTTGGGTGTTGATGAACAAGCTGAGGAAGAAGCCAAACGGCTCCGCGACGCTTGGGTTGCTCATCCGGATCACACGATCCTCAAGGCGTTGGTTGCCGAGCGTGCGATTTTCTTTGTGCTACTCCCCTTTTTCCGTTTTAATGGAGATGCGGGACTGAGGACTGTCTCCGCTGATATTTCTCGGGACGAACAAGTCCACGTTGCTGTCAACTCTTTGGTCGCACGTGAGCTTAACCTTGAAGTTTCTCCGTCTCTGGATAAGCTTCGTAAGGCTACTATTAACTGGGTGCTGCAGCCTCTCAAGGCAAACAACCCCAATAAATATCTGAACAAAAAATTTTGGCTGGATTCCAGTGATCGCCTGATGTATGAGGGCAAAGCCCCGGAACTTTCTGATACACGGCGAGCCCGGATGCCAGCGTTCTTTGAACATGCGAACCCCAATCTACCCCAGTACGCTTGACGTACTGACAGTTGAAGGTCTTCTAGCAGAACTAGAAGATAATTTTCCACTCACTAACCCGCAACCCGGTACAGACCTAGACCAGATCATGTATCGTTCTGGACAACGTAGTGTCGTGGACTGGGTTGCCTCTCGAATTTCTGAAGGAGACTAACTATGTGTGGCGGCGGAAGGCGTCAACATCACGCCCGTGAAGAGGCTAAACGTGAGGCTACTCGTCAAGCCAACGAGTTTGCAGCACAACTTGAAGCCCAAGAAAAACAAAACGAAGCATTGATTGAAGCCCTGAAGCCTGGTGAGCAGAAGTACACTCCTCCTCCGATGAGTGCTAACGCTATGCTTGGTACTCAAGGTGTTCGTGCTCGCAAGGCACGTAAGACTGGTACCCTTGCCACTCGTCGTGGTGCTTCATCGCTTCGTATCCCTCTCAATGTCGGACAAGGTATGTCCGGCGGTACAAATATCGGTTAAGTAAATGCACGCTAAAAGCAGGTACGATCGTCTAACCAGTAACCGGCAACATTTTCTTGACATTGCAGTTGAGTGCTCTGAGCTAACTCTTCCTTACCTCATCCATCGTGATGAGATCACACCCAATCATCGAACCTTACGGCAACCTTGGCAAGCAGTTGGAGCCAAAGGTGTTGTGACGTTGGCAGCTAAGCTTATGCTGAGCCTGCTTCCTCCACAAACTACCTTCTTCAAACTGCAACTTCGTGACGACAAGCTAGGCACTGAGCTGCCTGCTGAGATGCGTTCCGAACTGGACCTAAGCTTTGCTAAGATCGAGCGCATGGTGATGGATTCGATTGCTGCTTCCAGTGATCGTGTCGTTGTTCACCAAGCTCTCAAGCATCTGGTGGTCGGTGGTAACGCCCTGATCTATATGGGTAAGGATGGTCTTAAGCATTATCCTCTCAACCGTTTTGTTGTAGAACGTGATGGCAATGGTAACGTAATTGAGATCGTCACCAAAGAACTAATTAGTAAACAACTTCTACCCCAGAAGCTCATTGAGGACATCAAACCCAATGAGAGTATGGATGGCAGTAGCCTTACTGGGGATGATGTAGAAATCTACACTCACGTAAAACTAGACAACAATCGTTGGATCTGGTACCAAGAGGCTTTCGACAAGCGTGTCCCTGGCAGCGAAGGTAAAGCTCCAAAGGATGCAAGCCCCTGGCTGGTCCTGCGGTTCAACTCCGTTGACGGTGAAGACTACGGTCGTGGTCGGTGCGAAGAGTTCCTGGGAGATCTCAAGTCACTTAACGCACTGTCACAAGCCATCGTCGAAGGCTCTGCAGCAGCGTCTAAAGTAGTCTTCGTGGTATCGCCCTCAAGCACCACGAAACCCGCCACGCTGGCGCAGGCAGGCAACGGAGCGATCGTTCAAGGTCGCCCTGAGGACATCGGTGTTATCCAAGTGGGTAAGACCGCTGACTTCCAGACTGCCTTGACTATGATGCAGACGCTTGAGCGCCGCTTGGCTGAAGCATTCCTAGTCCTCAACGTCCGTCAATCTGAACGGACTACAGCTGAAGAGGTTCGCCTGACACAGCTGGAACTAGAGCAACAGCTTGGTGGTTTGTTCTCCCTGCTGACCAATGAGTTCCTGGAACCCTACCTCCAACGTAAGCTCCTGGTTCTGCAACGCAGCGGCGAACTGCCTAAGATTCCTAAGGATCTTGTCAACCCAACCATCGTTGCTGGTATCAACGCCCTTGGTCGCGGACAGGATCGTGAGTCACTTACCAACTTCATTGGTACGATTGCTCAGACCCTTGGTCCTGAGGCATTGATGAAGTACCTCAATCCTGATGAAGCTATCAAACGTTTGGCAGCTGCACAAGGTATTGACGTACTCAATCTTGTCAAGAGTATGGATCAACAACAAGAAGAAATGGATGCACAGATGCAGCAGGAACAAGACATGGCTATGATGCAGGCTGTTCCTAACGCACTCAAGGCTCCTTTACTTGACCCCTCTAAAAACCCCAATGCCGGTGACATCGTTAACAACGTGATGGGCGCTGACATTGTTCCTCCCACTGAATAAGTATGGCAGAAATTTTAAGTTACGATCCCAGTTCCGACCCTGAGGTTCTTGCTTCGATCGACTCTGATCAAGCTGAGTCTCTCGCTATTGGCGAAGAGCTCATTAACCAAGCTAATCAACAGCTTGCTGGTAAGTACAAGAATGCTCAAGAACTAGAAAAAGCTTACATTGAACTTGAGAAGAAGCTTGGTTCACAAGAGAGCACACCTGAAGAAGGTGAAGAAACTTCTCAAGATCAAGGTGAAACTGATGAAGCTGTAGACTTCCTGTGGAAAGTCAATGACGAGTACTCAAAGAACGATGGTAAACTCAGTGAAGAGACCATGGCGGCATTTGAGAAAATGTCTTCCAAAGAAGTGGTCGAAGCTTTCTTCCGTTACCAAGAAACTGTAGAAAAAGCAGAAGCACCTCAAGGTGTTGAACTTACTCAGCAACAAGTCAACGAGGTTCAGAACTTTGTTGGCGGTGAAGAGAAATACAGCGAGCTAGTTTCTTGGGCAGCTGAAAATTTCTCCGAAGAAGAGATCACTGCATTTGACAGTGTTGTAGAAACTGGTAACGTTCCTGCAATTCGTCTTGCACTACAAGCATTGCAATACCGATACCAAGATTCTATGGGTTACGAAGGTAACATGATTCAAGGTAAAGCTCCTAAATCACGGGACGCTTTCCAAAGCCAAGCTGAACTGGTCAGAGCCATGAACGATCCTCGTTATGATAATGATCCGGCATACCGTAACGAAGTTATGGGTAAGCTGGCACGCTCTGACATGAAATTTTAATGAACGACACTAACATCTGGGCTAAAGAGCCACCCCTCATTATGACTGATCATCCCTACGGTGTTCCCCACAACGAACGCGCTGAGAAACTGAATGGCCGTTTGGCTATGATGGGTATCATGGCTGCGTTCGGTGCATATGCTTTCACTGGACAAATTATCCCCGGTATCTGGTAATGCCTTACGGTCCTGGAACCTACGGTTCTAAAAAAGGTCGCCCACCTGTAAAGAAGGGTACTAAAAATGGCGGCAAAAAAAAGTAGCACCAAGAGTGTTAGCCTAAAAATTGGTAAACATAAATCGCGGTCTGGCGGCTTGACTGCCGCCGGTCGGCGTAAATACAATCGTGAAACTGGATCAAATCTCAAGGCTCCGCAGCCTGGTGGAGGTCCACGTAAGCGGTCCTTCTGTGCTAGAATGAAAGGTAACAAAGGACCGATGAAAGATTCAAAGGGCAGACCCACCCGTAAAGCCCTTGCCCTCCGTAAATGGAAATGTTAACATGGCAAAACGTGGTCTCTATGCAAACATCCACGCCAAGCGCAAGCGTATTGCTGCTGGCAGTGGTGAAAAAATGAGAAAGCCTGGGTCCAAAGGAGCGCCCACGGCTGCTAACTTCCGACGCTCCGCTAAAACTGCTAAACGTAACAAACTCAAAATCAAGAAATGAAATTCCTCGCTATCCTCCCCGCCGTCGCTCTGCTGTCTGCCCCCGCCTTCGCTGCTCCCTACGTTAACGTGGAAGCCAACAGCGGTTTCACCGGCAGTGACTACACTGGTACCTCCACTGACTTCCACGTTGGTGTCGATGGTTCCGAAGGTGTTGCCTCCTGGTACATCCAAGGTGGTCCCACCGTTGTCAGCCCCGACGGGGGCGAAGCTGAAACCATCCTGACTGCTAAAGTTGGTGGTGGTGTTGGCGTTTCTGAAGCTCTCTCTGTGTATGGTGAGATCTCGGCTGCCTTTGATGATACCAATTCCTATGGTACCAAGGCTGGTCTGAAGTACCGCTTCTAATTCATTCGTGTGGTGGGTGGGTTGGCAACTTGTACTTTTAATTACTTACTTACATGACTGCAACAATTGCACTTAAAAGAGAGAGTGCCTGGGAGCAGTTTTGTTCCTGGGTAACCTCTACCAATAACCGTCTTTATGTGGGGTGGTTCGGAGTCCTTATGATTCCAACTCTGCTTACCGCCGCTATTTGTTTTATTGTAGCCTTCGTGGCTGCACCACCTGTTGACATTGATGGAATCCGTGAACCCGTCGCAGGCTCCCTGTTGTACGGAAACAACATCATTTCGGGAGCCGTCGTTCCGAGCAGCAATGCCATCGGACTACACTTCTACCCAATTTGGGAAG